AAGTAATTGTTGGACATGCACATCACAGTCGTGTAAGCATGGACATTAGCACACGCAGTTTCAGTTATGCGCCATATTCAATTAAAGAAATTGAACACATGGAAGGTCCTTATCCTAGTTGGGTTATCGAAGAAGCCAATGAAGACGCTGATGGATTAGCAGATACGCTTAAAAAAATGGGTGTAATTGTACACCGTCCAAAAAAGATTGATCACAACAAGGAATTTTCAACTCCAGATTGGAAAAGCCAAGGTTGGTATAGCTGGTGCCCAAGAGATGTTGTATTGCCGCTCGGTGATATGTTAATCGAAACACCAAGTCCAACCAGAGCAAGATACTTTGAAACAAGACTGTATGAAGATATTTTTTATGAAGCATTCGATGATGGCGCACTATGGTTTGCTGCACCGAAGCCCAGATTGCTAGACGACAACTATCAGTTTGATAACATCGATGGTAAGCCTACGCTCAAAGATCTAGAAATTTTGTTTGATGCTCCAAACATTGTTAAAGTAGGAAAAGATCTACTGTACCAAATTTCAAACTCGGGCAACATCAAAGGATTCCGCTGGCTAAAACGTTTGCTGGAGCCAATGGGCTATCGCCTGCATTACAGTGAAGTATACAGTTATGCACACTTTGATAGCACCATCATCCCACTACGTCCTGGATTGGTATTGCTAAACAGCACCAGAGTTAATCCAGACAACTGTCCGGCCATTTTTGAGAAGTGGGATAAAATTTACTTCGAAGACTGTGTAGTGCAAGGTTCAAAAGTTGATGATTATATTTCGCCGTGTAGTCCATACATTGGAATGAATATTTTAAGTGTTAATCCTAGCACTATTATCTGCGATAGCACACAAGTTCCGTTGATGAAAGAACTTGAAAAATACAAAATTGACTGTGTGCCAATCCAATTCCGTCATGGCATGACTCTTGCTGGCGGCCTTCATTGTGCAACATTGGACTTGCGCCGTAACGGAAACCTGGAAGACTATTGCAGTTAGTACACCATAAGTGTCAATATGGCATTAATGTTGTTGACACTGATGCACAAACCTTATATAATAAGCACTGTACAAAAGGAGTATACACATGACCGTACAATTTGACAGCGAAAGCAAAGCAAAACTAACACAGATTATCAATGAAGGCATGCAAGTAATGAGTGAAGTTGAAGCACTCAACGCCGGCTTGTCTGACACAGTAAAAGCCATTGCAGAAGAAATGCAAATCAAGCCAAGTGTGCTTAAAAAAGCAATTCGCATTGCACACAAAGCCAGTTACACAACTGAAAAAGAAGATCAAGAACTACTTGAAGAAATCCTCACAACCGCTGGACGGACACTATAATCATAAATGAGTTATGTTGACGCTCTATTTGACAGAGACAAAGATCGTATCCATGTAGTAGAACGTGTAGACGGCAGGCGCGAGTATCGTGAATACCCTGCCAGCTATGTGTTTTACTATGCGGATCCTCGCGGCAAGCACAAGAGCATTTATGGTTCGCCTGTGAGTAGATTTAGCAGTCGGAACAACAAAGAGTTCCGCAAAGAACTGCGACTGCAATCAGGCAAACAGATCTTTGAAAGTGATATCAATCCAGTGTTTCGCTGTTTTGAAGAAAACTACAAAGATGACGTCGCACCCAAATTGCAAACAGCGTTCTTTGATATTGAAGTTGACTTTGATCCAGTGCGCGGCTATTCGCCAACCAACGATCCATTCAATGCAATTACTGCTATATCTGTTTACTTGCAGTGGATGGAACAACTGGTTACACTGGTTATTCCTCCAAGAACATGAGCTGGGAAACAGCACAAGAAATCTGCGATCAGTTTGAAAACACCATGCTGTTTGAACGCGAAGAAGAAATGCTTGGTGTGTTTTTGGATCTTATTGAGGATGCAGATGTGCTAAGTGGCTGGAACAGTGAGGGTTATGATATTCCTTACACTGTTAACAGAGTGGCTCGAGTGTTGAGCAAAGATGACACAAGACGTTTTTGTCTGTGGAGTCAACTGCCCAAGAAGCGCACATTTGAACGCTTTGGTGCCGAAAACATCACATTCGATCTTATTGGTCGTGTGCATATGGATTACATGCAACTGTATCGCAAGTACACATATGAAGAACGGCACAGTTACAGTTTGGATGCTATTGGCGAATATGAACTTGATGAGCGTAAGACTGCTTATGAAGGCACACTAGATCACCTATACAATCACAACTTTAAAACATTCATCGAATACAACAGACAAGATACACTGTTGCTAGACAAGCTGGACAAGAAACTGCGTTTCCTTGCACTGGCAAATGAACTGGCACATGCAAACACTGTGCTACTACAAACCACAATGGGTGCTGTAGCAGTTACAGAACAAGCAATTATCAATGAAGCACATGAACAAGGTTTGGTTGTCCCCAACCGACGTGAACGCTTAACAGACGAAGACACAGCAGCAGCAGGCGCATATGTTGCATATCCCAAGAAGGGATTGCATGACTGGATTGGTGCTATTGATATTAACAGTCTGTATCCTAGTGCTATTCGTGCGCTCAACATGGGTAACGAAACAATCATTGGACAACTGCGTCCAATTATGACTGATCGTTATATCAAGGATAAAGTTGCAAACAAAAGTTCGTTTGCGATGGCGTGGGAAGGCCTGTTTGGCACACTGGAATACACTGCCGTTATGAAGCAGGAAGTTGGCACTGAGATCACAATTGACTGGGAGAACGGTGACGAAACAGTACACAGCGCAGCAGAGATTTGGAAGATTGTATTTGACAGCAATCAACCTTGGATACTGAGCGCAAACGGTACTATCTTTACCTATGAAAAAGAAGGTGTTGTTCCTGGCTTGCTTGCACGTTGGTATAGAGAACGTCAGGAGATTCAAGCAAAACTTCGTGCGTCAACTGACCCAGATGAACGTGAGTTTTTAGATAAACGTCAGCTGGTCAAGAAGATCAATCTAAATAGCTTGTATGGTGCTATCCTCAATCCAGGTTGTAGATTTTTTGACAAGCGCATTGGGCAAAGCACTACACTAACTGGTAGAGCTATCGCACATCACATGGACAGTTTTGTAAATGAATGTATCACAGGAACATATGATCACGTTGGTGATGCTGTAATCTATGGCGATACTGATAGTGTGTACTTTAGTGCATGGCCTATTGTCAAGAAGGACGTAGAAGCAGGCAACATGGAGTGGAGCAAAGAGATTTGCATACAACTGTATGATGCTATCAGTGATCAGTTAAATGACAGCTGGCCAGCGTTTATGGAACAGGCATTTCATGTTCCAAGATCAAACGGTGTGATCATCAAAGGCGGTAGAGAAAGTATTGCAGACAGAGGCTTGTTTATTACCAAAAAGCGTTATGCAATCAACATTTTTGATCTCGAAGGCAAACGTCTTGATGTTGAAGGCAAACAAGGCAAAATCAAAGCAATGGGCTTGGACTTGAAGCGTTCAGATACACCAGTTGTGATTCAAAAGTTTTTGATGACACTGCTAACTCGTGTGCTTGCCGGTGCAGGGCGTGAAGAGATCATTGAGATGATCAAGAGCTTCAAGTATGACTTCAAAGAACGACCTGCTTGGGAAAAGGGTTCACCTAAACGTGTTAACAACTTGACCAAGTACAGTGCCGAAGAGAAGAAGTTGGGCCGAGCCAACATGCCTGGACATGTTAGAGCAGCAATGAACTGGAATTCAATGAAGAAGATGAACAGTGACAACTATTCACAAAGCATCATTGATGGTATGAAAACCATTGTGTGCAAGCTCAAAGCAAATCCTCTTAACTGGACTAGCATTGGCTATCCCACAGACGAGCTACACATTCCGCAATGGTTCAAAGACTTGCCTTTTGATGATGCAGCAATGGAAGCAACTGTGGTAGATCAAAAGATTGACAACTTGCTGCACGTTCTAGCATGGGATCTAGCACAAGAAACAAACACCAGCAACACCTTTAGCAGTTTGTTTGAGTTTGAATAATGAAGTTAAGCAAGTTACTGACATACAAAGAAATGGTAAACGGAATGAGTGTAAAACATGCTCACTCCGACATTGAAGAATTGTTGAGTAGAGTTAGTGAAGATCTGAATGTTCAAAATATTGACTTTAACAATCTCAAATACTGCATTCAAATGCGAGAGAAAACCATATTAGACAATCTTGTTGGAATGCAAAAAGACATTGACGAATTTAAATTCCAAATTAATTATTTCTTTGATACCATTGAAAAACCTTACTTTGAAAAAAGTGAAAAGATCTATGAAGAAGGCCTCAATGACGAGTATGCATACAAACTAGATCGTAATAGATTTAAAAACTTGCTATATGAACCAGAGACACGAGACTTTTTTCTTGGTCGAGTAGCTAGCTATACAGACTGGAAATATCCGGGTTTGCAACTTAATCCTGGACTAGGTGATGTTACTGCAAAGCTAGTTGACCTTGACCCGCTTTACCTTGTTGATGAACACGACGATATGTTTGTTGAAGTTAAAAAAATGTGGACTCCTGATTATCAACGACGTTTAAGATACTATGCAGTTGACGAAACTGCCAATAACCCTCTTGGTGTATTACCTGCTGGGCAAATTGGAGTTGCTGTTGCAGTTGAGTATTTTAACTTTAGACCAATAAAACTGATTGAGAAATATCTATCTGGTTTAATGCATGCGTTAAGACCAGGCGGTGTGGCTATTTTTACCTTTAACAACTGTGATTATCCAATTGGAGTTGACAACTTTGAGAATTCGTACTACACTTATACTCCAGGACACTTAATTAAAGATGCATGTACCAGCATAGGATTCAAGATACTTGCCAGTTTTGATATGGATAACAACGTGAGTTGGTTAGAAATACAACGCCCGGGAACACTTAGCAGTTTAAAAGGTGGACAAAACCTGGCTGCAATTAAACATTTTTAAACACTTAGGAGAAAACTAAATGAGAGACTATCTATTAGATTTGGTTGAACACAGTTATGATTTGGGCTGTATTGACCTTATTAAAATTACAGGCACAGACAAAGAAACAAACATTGATGGTCTAGCAGAAGACAAAAGTGTTGTGTTAAACGCAAAGTTTCATACACCAGTAGCAGAGTTTATGGGCACATTTGGTATGCCAAACTTGGCCAAGCTAAAGATCTTGCTTAACATTGGTGAATACAAAGAAGGTGCCGATATCTCTGTAACACGCCAAGAGCGCAACGGTGAACAGGCCGCAGTTGGCTTGCATTTTAAGAATGCTGCTGGAGACTTTAAAAACGACTATCGCTTTATGGTAAGTGAAATTGTTTCTGAGAAGCTAAAAACTGTCAAGATGAAAGACGTTAACTGGACTGTGGAGTTTGAACCAACAACTGCTAGCATTATGCGTCTCAAGATGCAAGCACAAGCAAACGCTGAAGAAACAACATTCCAGACCAAAACTGAAGATGGCAATTTAAAGTTTTTGTTCGGTGATCATAGCACACATGCAGGCGACTTTGTGTTCCAGCATGATGTAGCAGGCAAACTGACACGCACATGGAGTTGGCCAGTGCAACAGTTTATTGCAATTATGAATTTAACTGGTGATAAAACTGTGCGTATTTCGGATGAAGGTGCAACAAAGATCACTGTTGATTCAGGTATTGCTGTATACAACTATATTTTGCCTGCGCAGAGCAAATAATGCAATTATATTTTCCTCATATTAATACCCGACAAGGTGCAATTTCAATGTTTGATTACATTGTGTCATGCCGAGATTCTGAGGATCAAAATGTTATTTTTAATTCTGATCTTAATCTTGAATACACTGAACACCTGGCTGGCGGGCTTGAGAGACTAACTATAGATACTCCATTAAATGGTCCAGAGGTTGCATCGTTCATTGGATTCTTGTTCTCGAATTGGTCTATCGACAATGGACAAATGTTTCAGGACTTGTATGTTTTATGGAAACTTCAAAATAAAACAAATGGAACATTTGTAGAAATTGGAACAGGATGGCCAAGCGGACTTAACAATACTTGGTTCCTTGAATCGAGAAAAAATTGGAAAGGTGTATTAGTCGAACCAAACCCTAAGTTCCATAAAGCAATCAATCTTGAACGCAAGTCTCCACTGGAGGTAATTGCTATTCACACCAGTTCCAACGAAGAATTAACTTTTGTGGTGCCCAATGGTTATGATCCTAGTGGATTCGTTGAGTTAGATTCAGAAGACTCATTTTCCAGGGGAAAAATTAATTCTAAAGACAAGTTTACAGTAAAAACATTAACCATGGTTGATCTATTGTCTAAGTACAACATTAATAAACAATTTGATTATTTGTCTTTTGATACAACCGGAAACAAAAACGATATCGAATCAATTGAATCAATGATTAACAATGGTTACACTCCTAAAATTATTACAATAGGACATAATTTTAAAAGCCATCGCAATGAAATGAAAGATATGTTAAAATCACATGGTTATGTAAGAGAGTTTGAATTTTTAAGTCGCTTTGATGACTGGTATTTTTTAGATAATGAATAAGAAGAGCAAGTAGTGATTGACAATCGATACATAACAGACTACCACGAAGCACCCGATGTTTGGGGTCTATTGTGTATCGATTGCTGGGATGTTCCTGCAAATCAGCCATTCTACGAACATGCAGTTGACCAACTAGAACTCTTTAATATTGGTGCCGTGGTAAATTGTTGTACCAATTTACAACTTGACTATCAAGATAAAAGTGTGTACAATACATTAAATCAGTATCTTTGGACAAACAAAGATCAAACAGTGCTATCCGATTTAATAAACTGTGCCGGACACGAAAAAACAGATCAACAGTTGCATGATAAAATTTTCACTGAGTCTACTGTTCATCTAAGTAGTGTTGATGCATTCCGCAATCATGTACAAAAGAATTGGCCAACTGTACAAGATTGGATCATACTAGGAAGTGCCTGGGGAATGTGTATTACATTTGGACCATTGGGTATTGACAAGTTAGTTAATGCTATGCCAGAATTAAAGTTTAATGTATTTCCGGAGTGGAGTATACAAGACGAAAATGCAGAATATATCAATAAACAAACATTACAAGATGACTTTAACGTCTGGAGTCAGTATCCAGCAGTTCCAGGTTGTTACAGATGGATTCGTAGGGTAAAAAATGGACTTCAAACAAGATAATCTAACTGCAAAGCAAAAAGATTATGCTATATTTCTTCCGGCTATTAGCAGTTTTTATGCTGGCTATATTGGCAAGGAACGCTATCCTGATCAAGTAAGCACAATAGGTGACAGACTGCCCAAAGGATTGGGTAATATGGAATCAATGAACTGGCTTAACAGCAAGGAAAGTTTGTTTCCCTACAAGTACAGTTTGTACAGTGCAGGTCATGCTGATATGGATCTCAGCAAACATGTACCCAAAGAGGACATGGTTCGCAACAGAGAAGCAGACACTATTATGCTTGCCGACTCGGGCGGATTTCAGATTGCCAAGGGTGTATGGCCCGGGCAGTGGGCCGATCCCAAAGACAAGAATGCAGAGAAAAAACGCGAGCAAGTTATTGCTTGGCAGATGGGCATTGCTACACATGGCATGACCATGGATATTCCTACATGGACTTACCTGGATAAAAAAGCAAGTGAGCTCTGCGGCATTCACAGTTATGATGATGCTGTGAACGCAACTCACTTCAATAACGAGTTTTGGATGGCCAATCGTGGCGGCGATCTCAAAATCTTAAATGTACTACAAGGTAGTAATCATGCAGAAGCAGATCATTGGTATGACAAAATGAAAGGCTTTTGTAGCGACAAAGCAGATCGTCCGTTTGATGGCTGGGGCATGGGCGGACAAAACATGTGTGATGTGCATCTTGTGCTGAAAAGACTGGTTACACTTATTCACGAAGGCTTGTTGGAAAAAGGTCAGCATGATTGGATGCACTTCCTAGGCACAAGCAAACTGGAATGGGCATGTTTGCTCACTGACATACAGCGCAGTGTGCGCCGTCATGCTAATGAAAACTTTACCATCAGCTTCGACTGTGCAAGTCCATTCCTTGCTACAGCAAACGGACAGGTATACAACAGCATACGCATTGAAGATCGCGGCAAATGGAGTTACCAAATGGAACCCACTGTTGACAACAAAAAGTATTCCGGTGATAGTACACCATTCCGTGATGCAGTGCTTGCCGATGGCGTACACAAACTGTTTGAAGACAGCCCAATAACAGAGCGTCTTACCATTGGCGATGTGTGTCACTATGCTCCGGGCATGCTGAACAAAATTGGCAAAGAAGGCAAAACATCATGGGATAGTTTTTCATATGCATTGCTTATGGGTCACAATGTTTGGATGCACATCGAAAGTGTGCAACGTGCCAACAGAGAATATGATGCAGGCGTAATTCCGGGCATGCTGGTACAGGAAACATTTGACAGAATCCTGTTCCGCGAAGTTGTTGAGCGTGTGTTTGAACAAAGAGACTATGCCAAGTCAATGAACATTATTAACGAATACAGCAAGTTCTGGGACAGTGTTAAAGGCACAAGAGGCTTTACTGGCAAACGTATTGTAAATGCTGCAACACAGTTTAACAGTTTGTTTGATGTAGAAGAAGACACCGACAATGAACAAGAATTTGACGAAAAGGCATTGGAAGCACTTGACAACATGGCATAACCAGTGTATAGTTATAGAACACTAAGGAGTACTCAATGGCTAATCCGCAAAAACGTTATGAATACTTGGTAAAGGAACACAAGAGACTTCACGATCTGGTTGAATACATGAAAAATGACAGTGTTAGCAGTGAAGCAATAGTTAAAGCCAAAAAGCGTAAACTTGTAGCCAAAGAAGAAATGTTAAAACTTCAACAAGAACTAGGAATTTTAAATGAATCGTGATGGACATGAAGCTGTTAAATTCTTTTACGGCACTGAAGTAGAACATACACCAGCATTTGGCAAACGCACACTGTTTGTAGTTGGTGTGCAGCCAGTTGAAGATATCGAACAAGCATACAAAGACTGTGAACACATCTTTTTTGGTGCCAATCACAGTTATGATCCAGACAAAGACAGCATTGAAGAATATGGCGAATGGGAACACATGATCACGTATTTCCTCAAACAGGGCATACTGTGTACACTGGATGTGCCATACAGTCAACTGGAAGAGATTCACGAAGATGGCTACGATGAATACAACAACTTCATAGCACAGTTGCGTATCAGTATTCCTTATGTCAGCCTGTACAACTATAACACAATGGTCAAAATTGACGACAAAGACTTTGACGCAACCAATCCAGGTGTGTGGACACACAGCCTACACAAACTCATGGATAGAGACGTTTTTACTCCGTGGAGTGACTACAGCAAGGACGAGGTAGTATAATGAATCAAGAACAGCGTGAAAATATTGAACACAGCAAAGATATTGCTCGTAGATCAATTTGGGTAACATTCCAGCAAGAAGGCATTCACAAGTATCCTGCGGCACTGGACGATCCAAAGCTGGCAACAGGCGACTGGGATGATGTTTCATTTTTAGGATATCCACATCGTCATATGTTTCATTTTAAAGTGGCAATTGATGTATTCCACAATGACAGAGACATTGAGTTCATTCAGTTCCAGCGTTGGCTCAAGCGTCTTTACAGCGGAGACATACTACAGCTTGATTATAAAAGTTGTGAGATGATTGCAGACGAGCTATATACACATATAGCTGGCAAGTATCCAGGCCGTAACGTTGTAATTAATGTAAGTGAAGACGGCGAAAACGGATGTATTATCAGCTACCCTTCAACTAGTCATTAAGGAAAGCATTATGGCTAATCAATATAAAAACCCACGCACAGAAGCAGTGTGGGATGATCTTGATGCATATCTATTGTTTTGTCAAAACTATGGATATCGTTACAATCCCGAAGACCTTTACAACAACAAAAAGTATCCTTACCAGCAATTCCGCAAATACTCCGCTGGCAAGAACTGCAAAAACATGTGGGAGGAAGATACCAAGCGTATGAGTGGTTTCCGTCCACGTACCAACGACAATAATAGAAATAACAACCAAGGCCGTTACAACAGCGGCAGGAGATAAGCTATGCGTAAACTCTTCTACATGGGCCTCGAAAGCTATGAGGCACGTTACACTCTTCAATTAACTGAATGGAACAAACGTGTTTTTGATCGTAGAGGTCTTGACGTTGTTTATGTTCCAGGTAACACCATTGATGACACACAAAGCATCAGTGTAGGACAGGTGCTTGATGCACATGGACGCAGTTACTTTGGCATGAGCCAGATCATGAATCTAGTGCAGATGATGCGCAACGGTGAGTGTGGTGGAGAAGACGTAGTTTATTTTGAAGATATGTTCCAACCAGGAATTGAAAGTCTTCCATATATCATGGATCAGATCCCTGCAGAACAAAGACCCCACGTTTATGTACGTTGTCTAGCCCAAGCAATTGATCCAGATGATTTCGTGCATGTGTGGGGCATGTCAAAGTGGATGGGCCTATACGAGAAGATGGTGTGTGAGTTTGCAACAGTGTTGGCTACCAATGAAGAAATGGTAGCACACATGAAGATTGCAGGCTGGGAAGCACCTATCTACAATATCTCAGGGCTTGCCTTTGGCAAACAGGAAGTTCGTGAAAGGTTGGGCCAAGGGATAAAGCCTTTCCACGAACGCTCAAAGCGTATTGTGTTTACAGCACGTTTTGATCAAGAGAAACAGCCAGATTTTTACATGGATCTGGTAGAACGTTATAGTGAATTTTATCCAGGGCAGCAAACCTTTGCTATCTTGCAAGGTGGCCCATTGCGTAGCAACAATCCTAAATACATTGAACGTGCAAGAGAACTTGAGTCGCGTGGCATTCTTGAGATTCACGAAAACCTCAAAAAAGATGAATACTACAAAATTGTAAACGACAGTCGTGTATTGTTTAACTGTGCGTTACAAGATTGGGTAAGTAACACTGTCAGCGAAGCAGACGCACTGGGCTGTAATGTACTGTATCCAGCCTATCGCAGTTTCCCTGAAACATTTGCCAATGATCCAGATAGACTGTATGTGCCGTGGAGCATTGACGATGCTGAAAACAAGCTAACCAACTTGTTGGAAAATCCACATCACAACATGGGTTTGATTTCAGATTGGACAGATGGCACAATTGACAGAGTCATTGACATCATGGAAGGCAATGGCGAACAATGGTTGCGCACAGGCAATCGCTATAGAGATCATGTTGCTGGTGCAAAGTACGCAGTAACAAAGATCGAAGAGAATCCAACTGTTGAAATTGTTAACAGTACAAAGATTGCAGTATGAGCAAAATAGTAATCATCACAGGTGCTGGTGGCTACATA